AATCGCCACTTCCAACAACGCTGTTGCCGTTAATTGTCTTGATGTTTGTTCCTGATTGCAGCGTGTCTTGTTTCGCATCCACAGCCGTTTTAACAGCCTTTTGCGAGGGATAGAATGTGTCGCTATTATCGGCCAACGATGTCTTCTTATTTGCGCTGTTTTCGGGCGTATAACCCAAAGCCGTGATGACATTGGTAATATATCCCTGCGAGGTTACATAAGCCTGAGTTGCATAGCCGCTTAATGCAGTTGTTATTTGACTTGCCACCGCTGCGGTTGTGGTGAATGTCGCCACCGCCCAATCATAAACCGCTTTAACGCTTGGGTACTTTGTGTTTGAAGCTAAATCCGTTGTAACGCTTGTGGACTTATTCGCCACATTTTCGGGAGTAAACCCGAGTGCTGTCGTTACATCGCCACTGCTTATGGTCAAGGTGTAAAATTCCAATCCACTTGCATCGGCTTTTACCCGTACAAGTTTGCCGCCTTGCCCGGTGTAACTTTGCGGCACATCGGTAAGGTCAGTGAACAATGTCGCACCACCACCGCTACCGCCCCAGTATTGCAGCGAGTTCCACGCCCCTACTCCGTTACCGATTTTAAATTTTCGGGTGTCGGTTTCAGCACCAAATTCACCTTCGGCCAATACCGGGTTTTGTGCTGTCCATTGTGCAGCAGTGCCGCGTCTTAATTTTATAGTGATGTAACTCACGCTATGCCTCCGTTAATTATGTTTGAAAAAGAACTATTGTAATACCCCCCGTCAATGACCTGCAATCCCGACAAATCCAATCCCGGAAAGTCGTAATCATTTGAAGGTACATCGCAAAAATCACGGGTGTTTGATGCTGTGAATGTAAACACACTTGCAACCCCTGCCACGATGTCGGTTTTGTCGTCGTAAAAAGGTGTTGCGCTATCTTCGAGTTTCCACATTCCCGAACTATCGTTCCGGTATATGTAGCGAAGTGTCGCGTAAATGTCCAAAAGAACTTGGTGCATATCGCTTATCCGTTCAACGGCATCCGTGAAATCTTCGCGGTGTCTATCCATTACGGCCAGCGCAAAACGATAAACAACCCTATCCCCGTCAATTTGGCTGCCGTCAGGAAATATCCGCATCAATGGGTACAATGTGTCGCCCGTTGTGGCTACATTGTAATCAAGGTTGGTAACGACCGCCTTAATTTGCCTGTGATTTTCCCCTGCTGTTGTAAGGGCGTTTAGCAGTTGGTTTATCGTTACCATGTTTTTGAAAATATATTAAGGCTTTTTGTTCGTTTTTCTCGCGTACTTTACTCATTTGGGAAAATCGTAATTAAGAAAGCAATCGTCTTCACCATATCCGAGGAAGAAACCGCCCAGCATATCCTGAGAATGTGGGTTAATTACATCGATGCCGTCGCCCGGATTTAGGTATAATGGGAATTTAGTGTCGTTTTCCAGCAGGTAATCGCGCAACCTTTGGGCGTAGTATTCCGCTTTGTGCTGATATTCCCGTTCAATTCGTGTCAACTGGTCTAAATCCACGCTGTTTGAATTGTCGCTGCCCCTTGTCATGACGCTTTTATTCATCATTTTAAAGGTCATTGGCAGCATACTTTCAGTTACAATGTAGTGGTATAGGCAAGGCGCAATGTATTTGTTTACAAGTGTCAAATAATCACCTGCCAAACCAGCCCCGTTAATGTCGTCGCAAATCTTATCGTAAAGCCCCGAGCCTATTATATCCCTGATGTAAATATCCTGAGCCGTACGCATAGCGGTTTGCAGGATTTTGCTGTCCACATTTTCGTCTATCGGGGTGTTTTTCTTAACATCCTGCTCACTTACAAAAAAAGCAAAATTAGCCATTGTTGCGCCTCCTTACATATACCTGCTTCCACTCATGCCTACAATGTGGCAAGTGTATTGCTGGTTCGCTATCGGGCACGGTGTACCAACCGCCCCTGCGTCTCCATACATCATAACCCAAAATCGCAGTCATTTGGTCAATGTCTGCCCTTGTATAAAGTCGGTTCATCTTTTCCATTTCAATGCAGAACGGGCGTGATTGTGTTTTTAGTGGTTTTGCCTCGGGACTCACATTATATTTATACCTCAGTTCAATTCGTGGTGTGCCTCCGCTGTCGCTGATGTCGTTAATGCCGATGTCGGTAATTTTTATGGCGGTGTTTGTCCACTCAATTTTACCAGCGTCTTGCAACACTCTTAAAATCTTAATCACTTCATCTTCGGCTATTCGTGAGGCGGTCGAAATCTCTTTGATACTTGCCTTTGGGTTATCATTAACCGCCCCCATGATTGCAAGTTCTTTTTCACTCAGTTCAGCAAAGTTGAACTTCACCATTTCAAACTGACTTTCAGGCTGTCCAAATTGCGCGAACACTTTTAAATCGTCATCGTGCCACTTTTCAAAGTCATTGAATTTGAACGCTGCATCGGCTGGTGGTGCTGCCTGTAACACATCACCACCTGCTATTGGTGCAAGACCTGCCAACGCCCTTTTTTCGTTTATGGTCATGTTTGACAGCACATTGTTTGCCACAAGTGGCGAAAGGCTGTTAATGCTTTCAATTATACGCTGTGCGCTGTCAACTACTTTCTGCTCAGCTTCGCCCAAACCAAGTGCAACCCTCGCTTCATCTACTGAAATAACCCCGGTGTTTGCCAGTGCCACATAATCAAGGCCGATAAACTCGCTGTCTTGTGTGCTTATCTGTACGCCCGGATATATGAAATCGCAAACATATTCAAGTGAACTGTCAAGTCTTGCTTGTCGTTGGTTTACATAGCTTTTATGAAACATCTCGTACGCCTCAATCAATTCATTTCTCGCGCCCAGTTGCCCGTCTGATTTTTGACCCATTAAGATAGGTGGAAAGTTATGAGCCGTGAATATCTCGCTGTTTACGGTTTCATTCAGTTGCAGAAATTGTTTGTCAATGTCGCTGGGCTGTATGTGGTTAACCTCTGCCGGGCGTTCGTTGCCGTCATTGAACTGAATGATTAAGCCACCAGCGTTATCCGTCCCGGTGGTTCTATCCTTAAATTTCCGTTCAAACTTACGCGCTTGTTCCGGTGTCGGTTCGCCCTTAAACAACTGAACCAGCGTCCCATTTGAAAACCCATTGCGGATGTTGTTATTGTGAAAGTTGGCTATCTCAACATCAATTTCGATGTATTGCAGCCCGTGAATGTACGGGGGTAATGGGTAAACTCCCAGCCCTGCATCATATTCCCGGTAATAGTACAACTGAACGCTGAACGGCTCTGCTGTGTCCGGGTTAAATCGGTCATAAGTCCTTACCTCATCCGCCTTGTATTTCTGCCAGTCTTGCAGATAAAGGTAAGTCCGGTGGTCATTTGTGCGGATTTTTGAAAAATCTACATGGTAAAACTTTGCAATTTGCCCTAACTTGTTGTAATGCACCTCAAAACAATAGCCATTGAATATCTCGTAATCGAGTGCCAACTTTGCTTTGAAATCATGCAGCCCTTCGTATGGGTTAACAAAGTCAATCAACTTCAAAGCCGCCTGATTGCCCTCAATTACACACTCACTCCCAGCGGTGAACCTTGCCTTTTGCTTTACAATCGCCCCGTGTTTTGGGCTGCGCTTGTAGAATTCGAGTAATGTATCAGGAAAATCGTTCTTTTCCCCGTATGTAACGAAGCCTTTTTGCTTTTGTTCTTTGAACTTTGGCAGCTTAGACTCCGCAAATGTTATCTTTAATAGTTCAAAACTCATCCGATGTGGTGCTGTTTTATAGTGGTGTTGACCTCATGGTCATTAAAATTCGTGTGTGATGTATTTACTTCGGCTATACCCCGGTCTATTTCTTCGTTTGCCAAGTCAGGGTCTAAATTGGTGGGGCTGGTTTGTGCAAATAACCTCCAATAATGTGTTCCAATCGGCAGGGTTTTAGCCGCTGTGCTGCCCTCGGTAAATGTGAACTCTTGAAACCTTGCCGGGTGTGTGCTGCTGTCGGCCACAATAAATGCCTTTTGGTCATAGCTCACTTGGCTGTCAAAAACCAACAAATAAACGGGCGAGGTAATTGTAACCTTTTCCCGGCCAGTTATGATTACTGAATTGCTTTGACCCTTAGTAATGTAGAGCATCAACCCTAAATGTACCCATTTTCAAAGTGTGCAAAAAAAAGGGGCAGCCGTAGCCACCCCCTTGCAAATACTATGAACAAATACTATGAAAGACCCAGCGAAGTTACAACAGCCGACTGAACTTTCAAAGGCAGGTCTGTTTCTTTGTGCAAAAAGTTAAGAACATGACCTTTGAAGTCTCCAAACGCCTGACCGAAATTGCTTTCTGATTGCTGCAACTGAACGCCATAATCAGCACCCAGCAGCCAGTAGTTACCTTCTGCATCAAGTACAATTAACAGCATACGGTTTTGAGCCAGCAGTTTGATTTCGTTTCTTTGGGCGGTGGTTACTTTGTGCAACCTTGCATTTACTTCGGCTTCATAGAACACCGTGCCATTTTCAGTTGACGGAATGGTGCGCCAAGTCATTGCAGTGGTTTCCTTTTCAAGTTCGTACTTGAAATAAACTTTGGGGCTGGTCAGGGTGTGGGCAGAAACCTCACCTGATGATTTTGTCAAAGTGGCTTTTGCGCCAAATTCAACAAGGTAAATTGATTTTATTCCGGCCGACTGCGTTTTGCAATCAAGAGTAAATCCGGTAGTTAATATACACATCTGTTTTTTAAATTAAAAGGGGGTAGGGTTGTTCCCCACCCCCCGGGTTTAAATTTCTATTTCGTTAATTATGGAAGTTTGAAATACACTACTTCTTCGGGGTACGCGATTTGCGTTCCATACTTCATTGAAGCGCGGAAGCGAACTTCGTCGTTGTCCTGAGAATACCACATTTTCCAATCTTCTTCTTCATTCATCATGTCAGTACCGATAAAGAAGTTTGACCAGCGTCCGGCAACAATTTTGTTAGTGCCATTCATTCCATGCAGACCGTAGATTTTGATGCCGCTGATAGGGTCAACGATTTCCATTGCAGTTGCTTCAACAGCGTCGTAGTGGAACAAGTTGGCAGATACTAACCAAGCGCGGTAAGTGCGGTAGGTATCTGTGCCCATTGCGATAAACACATCTTCTTTGCCAAGAACTCCGGCAGGAATAAGGCTGTAAATCTTTGCAATGGCTTCGTCAATGTTTGAAGAAGTAAGCGAAGTCAACTGAGTGTAACCACCGCCAGTTGTGGGGTTGCCTTCGATAGGGTCGCCAGCACCTCCAAATCCGAGGTCGCCAAGGATAGTGAGGAAGCCGTCAAAGAAACCGCTGTTGCCTGAGCCTCCGGTTGAGTCGCCCTGCCAAATTGCAGTTTCAAGAGCCTCAGCTACTTTTGAAGCCTTTTCGTTTCCGATTTGCTCTTGGAATACGCCAAGGTCAACGGGTGCGCCAGCAGCCAAACCAATCTGAGTGTATTTGGTTTCCAAAGTCTTAGGACACAAAGTTTCTTCAATTTTGATTTTACCAACGGTCAGGGTTCTTTTGCTGATTGTGGTGCTACCTGATGCAGTGTAACCGCATCCGTCAGTTTGAAAAAACACATCAGAATAAAGCAAAGGCAGAATTTCTGCACTCTTAATTCCGGGAACAACTTGTCCAGCACCCTGCAACAAAGATGCAGTTTTACCACTGAACATTGATTTTACGAGTAGGTCGGTTTTTACCTCTTTGGTGTAGTCGGTAAGACCTGAAACAACAAATGCCATTTTATTTTATTTTTTAAGGTTTTTGAATGAGGATGCGAAAGCGCTAAGTGCGCTGTCTTTTTCTACTTTTTTGTGGCCGAACTGGGGTGCAGCAGGCTCGGGGGTTTGGTTTGCGAACTTTTCGAACACGCTGAAAGTTTCTTCAACCTTGCCCAGCATAGCAATCAGGTTCTTTTCGATGCTGCTCAGGCGGTCTTCAACACTTGTGCGGTAGGCTTCGAATACTTCAAGGCTGGCAAATTGTGCTGCTGCCTCTTCTTCGACTTCCATTTCTTTGGTTTCGATTTCGGTAATGATACCACCCTCAGTTGAAATCAACTGCCCGTCGGTAGTTTCGTGAGTTCCGTCAGGTGCAGGTACTTCGCCCTCGGGGCTGATAACCATAAGTGCGCCACCCACTGCGGGTGCATCGCCTTCGAATGCTACGATTGTGCCGTCAAC